TTGCCAATTTATTTTTAAAGATGCGGGACAAACAATTAATATTTTTTTTGCTCCCGTCTCTAATGCAGAAATGATTGTTGAGGTTGTTTTTCCAAGACCCATATCATCTGCCAAAATAAACTTTTTGTTTCTAACGAGTTTTTCAATCGCCTCTTTTTGGTGTTCCATTGGCGCTCTATGGTCATATTTGGAATATTCTATGACTACGTTTTTAACTTCATTATCTTTTATTAGTGCAGTTTTTGGAATCCAAAAATCATGTAATGTATCTCCTGAAAATATTTTACCCCAAATGTGATATGATTTATCTTTTTCAACTAATAACTTTTCAACATATATTTCTGATGGTTCTTTTGTATACATTTTATCTTCCATCATTTTTTTTCCAAAATATGAATCTAACTTGACCCATTTTTTTGCTACCTTTGGTGTTCTTCCGTTAAAGTTAATTATATATTCTGCTTGAGATCTTGTTGGGGTAAAAGACTTACTATTTTGTTTTTTGTTTTTTAATGCCAAGATATAATTATTTGACCCTTCATATTCGTCTAATAGTTGAAGAGCCCTTGTCTCGGGTGTTTTTGAAATTAATTCTTCCATTATATTATAAATAAAAATAGTAAATAATATAAAAAAATCAATCAAAGTATTTATATTATATGGCACAAAATAGAGTTCCTATTACTAGATTAAACAAGTTTTTTTCTGAAGAAGATTTCAATTTAGAAATGGACATGGGTATGGAATGGCAAATGGGTGATATGAATTTCACCGTTGTTTTATATCGAGTCGATAGACAAAGAACAAATAATGACGATGTTTACGGAGAGGCGTTATCTGAAGGGATACAATTTTTAGCACCAATAGAAGTTAAAGGGTTGGTTAAAATTGATGCTCCCGCTAACTCAGATTATGGAACTTCAAAATTATCACAGATTGAACCAGGAAATATGACATTTAGTGTTTATCAAACACACTTAGATCAGTTGGCTATAGAAATATCTTTAGGTGATTACTTGGCATATTATGAAACTGAAGATAGGGTTAGATACTATTCAGTAGTAAATGATGGTAGAGTTACTTCAGATATGAAACACACTTACGGTGGTTATAAAAAATATTATAGAACAATAATTGCATCCCCTGTTACTAACGACGAATTTAACGGAATATAAAAATGGCATTACCTAAAAATACAAAAAAATATTTACCACTTATACCAACCAAAGTCGGTAATGAAAGAAGACAACAAATGCTGGACGATATAACCGATCACGGAACCTATCTTCCAAAAAGTGTTTTACATGCGGATTTAGATAGAGGTGTATTAGATTTTGTAAAAAAAGATTTAAAATTAGTAGTTGACGGTAAGGTTGTCCCAACAGTAGATAAAATTATCACAACACAAAGTTGGTCTCAATTTACCGAAACTTGGGAGTTTCAAGATTTAGATAAAAACGTATCATTACCTTTTATAATTACAGTTAGAAAGCCTGAGGTTAAATATGGGAAGTTAGGTGGTAATAACGTTTTTCAAAATATACCTGAAAGGTTAAGGTTTTCTTATTATACCGTACCTAATTGGGATGGTCAGAGAAAAGGTGCGGATGTTTATAAAGTCCCACAACCAATACCTGTTGATGTAATTTACAATGTAAAAATATTTTGTAATAGAATGCGTGAAATTAATGAGTTTAACAAAATCATATTGCAAAAATTTACATCAAAACGAGCTTACACACAAATTAATGGTCACTATATGCCACTAGTAACCGCAGACCCTACGGATGAGTCGGCAAAAGAAATAGAAAAAAGAAAGTACTACATAATGAGTTATGAATTTACTTTAAATGGTTTTATAATTGATGATAAAGAATTTCAAGTTTCACCGGCAATTACAAGACAAGTGTCACTTTTTGAATTTGATACGTCAAAAAATTCTAAAAGAGCCAAAATAGAACCTCCAAGACCTAATTCATTTGATTTAGATTTAAATTTTGTTTCTGGTAATACCCAACTTAATGAAATTTTTAGATATACTGCAGATTTAAATGTTGGTGTAACAGATAATGTGTCTTCATATTCTGTTACAATTAATGGGAACTACGTTGGTGACGATTTAACTACAATACAAATAACTAATGGTGATACGTTTTCAATAAGTGTCGTAAAAATTGATAACACTAAAAGTGCTACCATTAAAACCAATGCGGTTCTAATTTAGTTATTCTCCATATATATCTTTTTGTTTTGTGCAGTTTTTTATAATTAACCTTTCTAAAAATTTATAAAGCTTCAAACCGTTTTCTTCACAGTATTTTTTTAGTATATCATGAGTTTCTTCTGAAATCTTTATATTTTTAATTTTTTTCATAAATATAAATATTTTATAAGGTAGAAAAAAGGTAGAATTTTTTCATACTAACCCTTCTATAATATTTTTTAAGTCAGTTTTTTGCATTTTTTTGTTGTATTTATATATAAAATAAATCTTTAATTAAACAATAAAAATGGCATCTACTACAAAAGTATTCGTTTCTCCTGGTGTATACACTTCGGAAAGAGACTTAACTTTCGTTGCACAAAGCGTTGGTGTAACAACATTAGGGTTAGTTGGTGAGACATTACAAGGTCCAGCTTTCGAACCAATTTTTATTACAAATTTTGATGAGTACCAAGTTTACTTTGGCGGTACTAGTCCTGAAAAATTTGTTAATACGCAAATTCCAAAATACGAATTAGCATATATCGCTAAATCTTATTTACAACAATCTAATCAATTATTTGTTACAAGAGTTCTTGGTTTATCAGGTTACGATGCTGGACCGTCTTGGTCACTAGTAACAGCGGGTAATGTTGATTCTAGTACTGTTGCGGTAACAGGAACATCAGGACCTCACTTAGTTTTCTTTACAGGTACTACAGGAAATAGTGAAAGTGTAACTATTACAAGTGTACCATCAGTACTACAAAATGATTTTTATAATCAATATACTACATTTAATGGTAGTGTTTCATCTTTAAATGATGATTTTCAAACTTATATTTCGGCACAAATAAACCTTTTTTCAACTTCTTCACCATTATCAGGAAAAACATCTTATTTTTGGGGTTCTGTTAGTTCTTCTACTATTAACTCAGTAACGGGAGCACCTTATAATACTACCGCAAGAACTGAAACTTTTGGTGTAGGTAACATTAATCAAGCTTTAACTGATTTAACCTCAACGACTAACGATCCTTGGTATTACGCTTTATTTGATTATAGTCAAGGAAATAACGACGTTAATGCTTATACAGGTTATGGTTTTGGAGCATCTTTAGCATCTATTTCAGCAATTACTGCGTCGGTTTACTCAGGATCGATGGCTGTTTTCGTAACTAACTATTCTGGTTCACCTTATACAGAATATGATGATTTAGTTGTTGCGACACTTAGATCAAGAGGTATTACAAATTATTCAACCACACAAAATGGGCCAAGATTTCAAATTTCAGGAACTTCTCAAGTTACAATAAACTGCTCAGGAAGTTATTCTGGTGTGACTAAAAATCCATATGAAACTTTTGCAATATCAGGTATTACAAATGACGGAGATTTATTCAGCTTTGAGACATCTCTTTCTTCAACGGATCCTCAATATCTTTCTAAAGTACTTGGAAGAAGTAACTTTGGTAAGGACAGAACGGAAGTTCCATTATTTGTAGAAGAAGTTTACTCAAGTTTATTACAAACAGGATATAGAGATGGTAAAATTAGAGGTATATATTGCGATTTAGTAAGTTTACCTGGTGTAACAGATACAACTAATTTTGATTATAATGATTCAATTGCGTTTTACTTAGAACAATATCAAACACCAGAAACACCTTATATGGTTTCAGAACTTAGAGGTAACAAAGTTTATAAATTATTTAAGTTCAAATTAATTTCTGATGGTAATGCGGCAAACAGACTTGTTAAAATGTCTATTGGAAACATTTCATTTGCTAATGGTACATTTGACGTTTTCATAAGAGACTTCTACGACAATGACCAAAATGTAAGGGTTATTGAAAGTTTCACTAACTGTTCAATGGATCCAAACCAAAACAATTACGTAGCGAATAAGATTGGTACATCAAACGGAGAATACCAAGTTAAATCTAAATATGTAATGTTGGAAATGAGTGATGAAGCACCAACAGACGCACTTCCTTGTGGATTTGAGGGTTACGTTACAAGAGAATATGCAACAGCAACACCACCTTTTATGGTTTATAAAACAAGATATCTACAACCTGGTGATGTTATTTATAACCCTCCTTTTGGTTCTTCTTCAGGTGGAGATAATCCAGTTATTTCTAATGGTGAAAATCCAAGAAGAGCATATTTAGGTATTTCAAACATTACGGGAATTGACTACGACTTTTTTGAATACAAAGGAAAACAAATCCCAGCAAACTTAGCCACAGACACTACTGGCCCTTCTTGGGGTTATAAAACAAAAGGTTTCCACATGGATAGTGGAGCAACCATTGTTACTATGTATAATGTTTTAACATCAGCAACAACACAAGCATTTGAAGTGGGGGCCGGTAATTTCCGTTCTGAACCTGAAGATACAGATAATCCATACTACAGATTGAACACACGTAAGTTTACATTATATCCTTACGGTGGTTTTGACGGATGGGATATATATAGAGAGTCAAGAACAAATGGTGACACATACCAATTAGGTCAGGCCGGATTCAAAAAAGGTGCGGCATCATCGGTTACATATCCAACAGCAACAGGATGGGGAGCATTTAAACAAATTACAGGGCCTAACCAAGAAACTTGGGCGAATACTGACTATTACGCTTACAAATGGGGTCAAGCATCATTTGCTAATCCTGAGTCAGTAAATATTAATGTATTTGCAACTCCTGGTATTGATTATGTTAATAACTCAAACTTAGTTGAAGATGCTATTGATATGATTGAAACAGATAGAGCGGATTCAATTTACATTTGTACCACACCGGATTTCAACCTTTTCTTACCATCATACAATGATATTGAAGAAGGTTTGATATATCCTCAAGAGTCTGTTGATAATTTAGAAAATACAGGAATCGATTCTAACTATACGGCAACTTATTACCCTTGGGTATTAACAAGAGATTCTGTTAACAACACTCAAATTTATATTCCTGCAACTGCTGAAGTAACTAAAAACTTGGCGTTAACTGATAACATCGCATTCCCTTGGTTCGCATCTGCGGGTTACACTAGAGGTTTAGTAAGCGCAATTAGAGCACGTAAGAAGTTAACTCAAGAAGATAGAGATACTTTATATAAAGGAAGAATCAACCCAATCGCTACTTTCTCTGATGTTGGTACAGTTATTTGGGGTAACAAAACACTTCAGGTTAAAGAATCTGCACTAGACAGAATCAACGTAAGAAGATTGTTACTACAAGCAAGAAAACTAATTTCAGCTGTGGCGGTTAGATTATTGTTTGAACAAAATGATGATAAAGTTAGACAAGATTTCTTAGACTCAGTGAACCCAATTTTGGATTCAATCAGAAGAGATAGAGGTCTTATTGACTTTAGGGTAACAGTTTCAAATACTCCTGAAGATTTAGATTCAAATACTCTAACAGGTAAAATTTATTTAAAACCTACAAGAGCGTTAGAATATATCGACATCGAGTTTGTAATTACACCAACAGGAGCATCTTTTGATGATGTATAATTAAAAAACAAAAATAAAACAATGGGGAGTAGAAATATTCCCCATTTGTATATTTATAAGAAAAATAGTTATGAAAATTCAAAAAAAATTAATCAAAGAAAGTGTGGGAATACAGAAAGTTGAACCAAAAACTTATTCACAAAAAAAACAAAATATAATTTTAACTGAATCTCAATTAGAGAAGTTATTAACAATGATTAATAGAAAATGAAATATACAAAATACGTTTACGATTATTTAAAAAAGAAAAGTCTAAATGAGGGTTTTGATGAAGAAGGAAGACCTGACTTTAAATACTACGCTTTTGATTGGGATGATAATATTACTTTTATGCCAACTAAAATCATTTTGATGAGTGAAAATGAAGAAGAAGTACCTATGTCTACTGAAGAATTTGCTGAACATAGACACGAAATTGGGGTTGAACCTTTTAGTTTTAAGGGG